TTATTAGCACCATCTTCGCGGTTAGGTAAACGCTGGCTATCTTCACGAGGGAATACTGCATGAACAAAGTCAAAGCTTCTGTCCTGTCCTTTACCTTTGATAGCTGTACGCATCTTGTCGGGCAAGGCATCCTCACCAAACATTTGTATAGCTTGTCTACCTGTTAACTTAAATTCACGCCTTACTGTATCAACTACACCCTCGTCGTTTTCTTCAATGGTGTATGTACCTACTTTGGTGTTACGGAAGTTTAAGGCTGCTGCTTTACCCTCTTCGCAGAATATACAATCAGTACCAAATATACCGACGTGTAGGTAAGCTATGTTCATTACCGAATAGAAGTTAGAACGTGCTAACTCCTGCATGGTAATGTCTGAAGCTTTGCCTAACCATATAGCAGCGTCATCTCCACCCGTACGCATGGACTCTGGTGGTTCAAATTGAGCCCAAGGTTCGCTACTAGGTGTTAGCCAATTACGCTGACCAGCAGCCATTGTTTGTGCTGCTTGTATGGCTGTAGTGTCAAAAATGCGGTCGGTCCAGCCTGTGATACCTTCTGTTTTGGTAACATTGATGTCCGACTCTTGTGGTAAAAAGTATTGAGAAATTGTTTGCCAATCAGAATCGAATATAGCCGACCTTTTGGATCTTGCTGATTCGTATTTGTTTAGCTGTTCGTTAGCTAGTAGATCGGCCATATATTAACCCAGCTTAGAAGCTGTTGGGGTTGGGGCTGGGGTTCCAGAAGAAGGCATACCTTTGTAACCGCCAGTGTCACCTGCAAATACAGTCTTCTTAATAGACTTTTTCATAAGGTTCTGCTGAGCTAGGTCTTGTTGCGCCTGAATTACTTCTGCTGAAGATGTGGTTACAGGTGGAGCCGTCACTGGTGTGGGTGCTGCTTGTATTGCTTGTTGTGTATTACCTCCGCCCATAAAATTATTAGTTAAAATCGGTTAATCGTTTAATATCTGAGGTTTGATAAAATCTAAGCTCACGTTTATTGTCAATAAGTCGTTCAAATGCCAGCCAAGGTAGGGGGTAAGGCATGGCAGTAAAACATTTAGCCATATCTCCAGCCATAGCAAAGATATACCAACAGTCGCTATTGTTTTCATCAAAGACATGAGTACAGTCGCAAATATGTTCTTCTGGTGCATTTCTACGGCAATTCTTACCCATAACAAAGTATTCTGGGGTGCTATATAAATACCCGTTTCTTAAGAACCATTCAACATAATCGCCAAAAGGTGCTTCTTGTGGATTATCGAAATACTTTTGAGTTATTGTTTCGTAGGGACTCATGGAAGTATTGTTACGACAAAGCGTTGCTGTGTGCTTGGTAGGTTTGTGCCATCAGACATATACGCAATTAGATATATGGTTGTGGATGAATTGCCTGAGTTTTGATAATCCCAACAAGCAAGCATAGGCTTATTGGTTACGGTGCTATCGGTCTTAACGTGCTGTACAAGGACTGATCTAGGTAATCTGCCTAAGCAAGCGTTAGCCTGACCACTACCACCAATGTTAATGCTCCATGAATAAGTAGCAGCACCTGTTAGTGTTGGTACTGTGGTTATGCCTGTAACATCACCTAATTGATTAGTGCTAGTATCTGCTGAATTAACATCAAGATTACCATTAGGTACAATGTTAGCCGTAGCTTTGTTGTTATTTGTACCGCTATCACATTTAACACCAACTGCTGATCCAAATACACAACCAGTAACAAGCGTATTGTTTGTGCCGTTTGTGCAGTAAATAGACGCAACGCTTACAGGATTCTGCTCATTAAATCCTACATTGCCAATCATTACATTAGCACAGTTATTTAAATAGATTTGGTAGTTACCACCTGCTTGTAATATTTGACCGCCTGTAATGTAACTAGAACCGTATAGATTGTATAACGCAATACTCTGCCAGCTCGTGTAATAATTGTTACCGTTATCGAATAGGAAATTAGTTAAATAAACTAAAGTAGTATCAGCAAACAAAGCGTTGATTGTATCTAAGGCCATGTAGTTATTTATCTGCACGCCTTGTGACGGACCAACTGTCGGTGTATAATGTGTACCATCTGAATGTGGTGGAGTTGAACTACCTGTCACATTTGAAATACATAAGTAATACGGATCAGCACTAGCACCAGCAGCAGTCGGATCGTATATGTATTGTCCTGCTGTATATGTACCGCCTGATGCCCAAATAGTCGTGTATAAGTTTGGTATGCTTACACCACGATTCCAATATTCTGCGGTGATGTTTAGTAGCTTAACATTAATACAATCTTGGATTAAGAATCCTGCACCTGAGCCAAGTCCTGATGATGTTGGTAATGTGCCAATGCAACCACCAGCATAACAGTTTGTAACATTTAAGTGCCAAGCTGCGATTACCCATAGGCCGTTAGTCCAGCCATAGGTCGTAGATGTAACAACGCCTGTCATAGTTACATTGTTAATCGAAATAAGATCTCGATCTTCAATAGAACCATAACGTGTCATATTGATGTAAATAGCTGTAGCTGCTGCTGCGTTATTACCGATTACTGATAGGTCAGATATTTCTAAGCCTACATCATTGCTATAAGGATTAGCTAAATATACATCAAATCCATCTGTAGCTGAATCTTGTATGACTTCGGTTACGTTTTTACCGCAACCCATAATCTTAATACGGCCTGCAAAAGGACTACCAGACGATCCAATAGTTATTGCTGAGTTTATGTGGATTGATCCTGCTGGTAGTAAAAGACAACCGTTTGCAGTCTTAGCTGCGTTAACGGCATTTTGTAAAGCTGTTGTGTTCTGTGTTACGGTATTACCTGTTGCACCATAACCATAATCTTTAGCGTAAATGATTGGGTCATTACTCCATACAACTGCACTTGAGTTGTTAGTAATAAGTCTTTGTCCTACTGTACCACTAGTAGGAACTGTATTTGAAACCGTTACATTGCTTGCAGATGTAATCTGACCTTGAGCATTTACTGCTATCTGCGGTACGTGAGTAGCATCACCGTATGTAGCTGCGGTAACACCTGTTGTGTTTAAATATACGCTTACGTTACCTGTGGTTGGACTAGCACCAACGCCTATTGAACCGTTAACGCTAGTAACTGCACCTGTAATTGTAGTGTTTGTTGTTCCTGTAGCTGGTGTGCTATCAGGTTTAGATCCACCAGCAGTTCTATCAACTGATTTGGTAACACCTGTATTACTTATAGGAAGAATAGCCATTAGCGTATAGATTTAACTTTTGATTTCCTCTTGTAGCTATTAGCCGATGGACCACGCAACACCTTTATCGGCGTATGCCTGCTATTACGGGCTACAAAGCTACTACCTTCTAACATACCCAACCTATGCGCTTCAGACATCGTGCGCAAAGCGTCCGCACCATGACTAAACTCGTCATGCACAGGTTTCTCATATATGACATTCTGGTCGGTTTCTTCACGCTTGTGGTAGTATTCCAAACAGTCGAGTCCGCTAGGAGCTGATGACTCTTTGTCACCGAAGCGGCGACTACAGTTGGTCTTGTGAATGTAACACCGTGGTAGGATAGAGCGGAGCTCATTAATACCAAGCCAGATGTCAGGTGTTCTCGGAACAATCGAGATTCTACTGAGTCCAGCTTCTGTAAGGTCAGTTTTCCAACTACCGCCCCTTCGTACATGATCTGCGTCGTGTGGGAGGTAGTTCGTGCGGATAACAGTTTGGTAGACCTCACCCCACTTTTTGATTTGGTTCGCATAATGCCCAACAGTTTGGCCATTTGCTGAATAATAGTCCACTAAGTTAATGTGCCTGCCTTCAAACTGCACTAGCCATATACACGTATAGTCGGAATCACCCACATCCCAAAACGTATCAAACGGTAGGTTGGCTGCTGGCGCATAGTCCTGAATCTGATTGTTAGCCCTAAGCTTGGCTATCTCATCCCCATATATAGCACCAGGTATGGCCGCAGCAAAGCTACATTCATACTCACGCTCATAGCTCTCCTTACCCATCGCTTTTAACGCCGAGTCTAACTCCAACTGAGGAAGTAGCCCAGACACACTAGCAGGCAAGAACATGGTAAAGTACTCAGGATCGGAACAAGCATTGTCGTACAACGTAAAGAAGCTATTGCGCCCTTTTGGCGTACCTATCCACAAACACCAACCAAGGCGGTCAGACAAAGCAGGACGTATAACGTCCCTAAAGAAATTAGGATCCATATCCGCAGGCTCGTCTATCACACACCCATCTAAGTAAATACCACGAAGCGACTCAGAGTTATCCGCTCCGTACAAGGTGACTCTAGCACCCCTAGGCAACTCTACATACAACTCAGACTCACTCACACGCCTGTTAGGCAAGTTGGCCGTAAAGTCCTTTAGGTAAGTCCACGCAATAGCCTTAGACTGCGTACGATACGGGGAGATGTAAGCAAACCTCGGACTAGTCTTAGTACATAGCAACGCACCCCTTATGAGCTCATTGAGCGAAGAGACTGTCTTACCACTACGCCTATGTGCAACTACCACCTTCCACCGCTTATCCGTCTCATGTAACGGAACAAACTGATCCCTAGGTACATACAATAGTTCTATCTCTTGAGTAGGCATATCTGCTGTGGGCTATGTTGTTGTTGGGTAGGGGGTTATTTATATTGTCTTATAAGGCGCATACACGCG